CTATGCGCTTGACAATGAAACTGGCAACTACGTGCCTGCGGCTACTGGCATTACTTTCTATGCCACGTTGAAGCAGAAACAAAATCCACGGTACGACCAACTACTGGGGGCTGATCTGACTGCCGTCTACATGGAAGGCAGGATGACCAGCCCTCTTACCTTGTCTGGCGTTACTGTGGGCGATTCTGCTCGGGCCACAATCAATGAAAGAGAGGGGAGGTTTGAACTATTGCCGAATGAACAAATTGCTATTCACTATTGGCAGTTCTTAGGCACGCCAGTTAGGGGAATTTTTAGACTGATTGGCAAAGGAAGCGTGGACAACGCTTAATTCTCTTCTTCCATTGAGGAATTTCTCATGCTCTACCATCCCACTGAGCTAGTGAAGAGCCAGGACGTGATTGTCCGCGTTGGCTCCATTGGCGGCACTTCTCGTCCTGTTATCACTCAAAGCGGCGCCACTTTCACTGTTAGCGGCGCTCCCACTCTTTACACTCTGCAGGCAGCTACCACTGCTTCTGTTGCCTTCAACGATGGCAACCAAGAATTCTACCTGCTGGGTGGTGGCGGTTTTGCTGATAGCGTGATCACTACCAGCCAAGCTACTGCCTCGATCACTTCCTACTTCCAGAAGGATGTTGATGGCACTGTGTTCCTGCCCAACAGTTTTGACGAAGCTTTCCAAACTGTAAGTGCTGGTCGTTACGACAAGAACCACGAAGTGTACGTGGAGATCAACAAGCAACTTGGCGCTTCGGGCAACACTTACTATTATGATCGCGTGGCTTTCGTCGCTTGCGTGATGAACTATAACGAGAGCTATCCTTCTGATAACCTCGTGGAAGTGACGTTTGATCTGACCAGTCGTGGTCGCATTGGTATCCACCAGAATGCTTCGGAGACTGGTAGCATCATCCCGACTGCTCCTAATTCCTGATTCTTCCATTGAATCCTCGCTAGCCTGTCTCCTATGGGGGCAGGCTTTTTAATGAACATTTCTCAGCTTCGCGATACGATTACTACGCTTCTTTCTGCGTCGCCCAACTTGATTGGCACTTATACGCTGCCTAATAACTCAACGATTCCTGCCGTGTATGTAGTAGGAAGGCAAAGCGTGCCAAAGGAATGGAAAGTGAAAGGGTTGGAAGTGACCATGCGAGAGTTTCCAGATCGACTTCCTCGCGCCATGGTAGGAATGGTGCAAGTGAATCAACTATGGGAAGTGAGACTTGCACAATTCACGCCCAATAGCACTACATTGAGTGATGCGATGGAAAGAATGGTTAGACGGTTTCCTGATTCCACGCCATCGTACTTCCCTGGCGATGACATTGCCTACGAGCAGTGCAAGTTTATTGTTCCTGATCGCATTGTTAAACAATTGTATCCAGCAGGCTAATGTCGGCAATTATCGTTGGCGGAACAGTCATTAATGCCAAACTTTTAGAAGCAAAGTTGTCCAAGGCCTTTGAAACCTGGACACGTTTTGATGTGAATGATCACTTTCGTGATCAATTCTTTGAGGAGAAATGGGACTACGGCAGGGATACGAAAAGAAAGAATGGAGACTTTATCAATGCAGGTGTTCGTGATATTTATGATCTTGGTGATCTTTACAAGAGTGGAAGAGATAGCTTTGACATCTCCTTGTCACCATCTAACGCTGAAGCAAGCTGGAACTGGGATGCTACGAATAGCAGTGGTCAGCCTTATGCTCGTTATGTTCACGATGCGCTAAGAGGAACAAGCGTGCCATACGCAAGACCGTGGACTCAAGACATTGCCATTCCAAGCCGATTTGAACAAAGCATGGTAAAACGACAACTTCTGTCCCGCATTCGCACGGCAATGGGCAAATGAAGATTGACTATCTATGGAGCGCAGACAACACTGTTCATGCCATTAATTGCCTAGTCGATGGTGCCGCATTGGAAGTGGGCATACTTTGTCTTATTTCCTGCCGGGAAACTACGCTTAGAATTGGCAACGACAATCATTCAATGCTGATTGAAGTGCCACCAGAATTTCGCTCTTCCCATGAGCGAGTGAAAGTGTTCAACGCATTGCTTAACATTCTTGATCATGAGCAAATACAGCTTTCTGGTTCAGACCAAAACTGAAGGTTATTTTGAGTTGCTGCCTGAAATCCGCCTGAAGAAATATGGCAGTTGGCTTGTTGCTGAATCCATTGAGCAGGAGGAGATCAGCAAGCTGCAAAGCCAAGCTACCATTCGTGCCGTTCAGCTTGCAAAGCGCATTGCTGCCTCGCGCGAGATTCCTCTAGATGAGGCTTTTGCGCTGCTGCAGGGCGGTGGCTCCATTTCAGAAGCTGAGCTGCTTTCTGAGTTCACAGAGGAGACGCTGAGCATGATCACCAGCGGATCGTCAGTGGAAGCCACCAATGCTCGCATGGTCACTGCTTTTATTCGCTCTCGCGGCCAAGGCCTCATTGACGGCGAGTGGCAAGATCTTGGCGATTGGGAGATTGAAGACACTAAGAATCTTCCTCGTAAAGCCATTGCGAAAGTAGTGGAATTTATTGCTGAAGAGCAGAATGCTGAAACGCAGGAGGTAGTGGAAGCAAAAAAAGCGACAAAGAGGAATGGTCCTCAATAGCAGAAAAGCTTGAAGCGCAAGCCAGGAAGCAGCTTAAGAGCCTGACGGATTGGAACGAAATCTATTTTAGGCTCTCAGCTTCTGACTTCAAAGACGAGCGATGGAGTGCCAATAATTTTGGCCTCCAGAAGCTTGATGACGTTAAGCGTGCGCTCAAATACTTAGACAGGCATGACGTTGCAAAATACAACGTCAGTAGCGTTGCCGTTGCCAAGCTTGGCACTATGGCAGCAGGAATGATGGCGGGCAAGAAGAGTAAGGTGAAGCCTGAGGACTTTCTGCCGTTTGATACCAAGCAGATCAAGAAGGAAGATGGCGTGACAGACGCTAGTTTGATTGTGCTTCAGCGTTTGATGAAGACGAGGAGGATGGATGGAAGAGTGATTGCGTTGCTTGCTGATGAGATGAAGGCTTTTGCGGGACGCAATCAGGAGCAATGATTATAGAATGAAGAGAACGTAGGCATACAGGCAAATGGCTCAAGACGCCGAATTGAAGCTGAAGGTAAGTCTTGACCTGGCATTTTTTAGGCAACAATTAAGCACTATTGGCACGCAGCTTGCCGGACAAGGTATTGATCTCAGTGCCAAAATTGATCAAGATGACGTAATACAACAATACAAAACGCTCGCCAGGACTTTAGAAGGCAAGACTATCAAGCTTAAAGTTGAAAGCAATACTCTCGACTCCCTTGTCACCAAGGCCGCAAATCTCAAGAAAAATCTTGAAGAATTTAGCAAGCAAGATATTTCCCTGGACGTTAAAATTGCCAGCAACATTGCGGATCTGCGTAAAAGCATCAAGGACAAACTCCCTTCTATTCAAATTAACACCGAGCTTGCCGATCCCGTAAACGTTGATGATTTTATCAGGGGAGTAGGGAAAAAAGTTAAGGAGCAAGTAGAAAAAAGCTACGTAGGAGGCGGTGTCCCCATCGCAACGAAGCTTGAAACGCCAGGTACAACAAGCTTAATAAAAGCTCTTCAAAAAAACTTTAACAATCAAGATCCGCTAAGGGCGAAAGTTAGCACTACGCCATCCATAACCGGAAAAGACGTTAAAGCTTTTCGCGACGCAGTAAAAGAAAAATTTTCGGGAATTTCCATTGATGTCAATGTAAATACAAATATACCAAAAGGAGCTTCCCAAGGTTCGCGGCCAGCTTCTTTGCCTGGCACTCAAGGAAGACAGGCTATAGATGAAATTGAAAAAGTCCTTGCACAGGGAGCGTCTGGCGCATTGTTTGGAGGAGCCATTGAGCGTGCTCAGCAAAATATTGCCAAACAAGCAATATTAAAGCGCTTAGAAAAACAATCATTAGGCGCAGGAGGATATAACAAGCCTGGACTCGAGAAAATCATTCGAGACCTTGGCGGCACTCCTTCCGGCAAGAGAGAAGATCTAGTTGCTCAAGCTAAAAAATTAGTACAAGAGAGCGACGGAATTGCAGATGCGGTTTTTGATCATCTGAAAGACTTGCAAATGAAGCTTCGTCCGATTAGAGGACAAGCGCAAACGAGTGCAGCTCGTTCAATGCCCAACCTTAATCAGATGTTGGACCGCATTGCAAATCTTACGGAAAATCCTCGCGCAGCGCAAAGAATGCTGCGAATGATGCCTGAAAGCAGGCTCACAACTGATTTAGTTGGAGCGGCAAATAAGCAAGCTGCAATTAAGGAGGCGGGACCCGGAAAATTTTTAGATCTACGAGGAAAAGCTTTTGATCCGCTTCTGAAAGTAATTGCGGAAAGCTTTACCGATTATACGAGAAGCGTAAACGCATCTAATCCATGGGTGGGAAAAATTGGAAGCGGCATAACACAGCTCATTAGTCGTGCTCTCACTCAATCACCGGAGCAAATGTTTGGAGGCAGGACCCCTGTAGCGGGGCAAAAGCTTTTACCTGCTGCTGGACAAAGCAGTGCATCGAGGATGATGCGTTCAGCATTTAGTGGCTTGCCTGCGATTATGTCGCCGCAAATTGGGACGGAAAACGCTCCTCTTAGTAGAGCTGCCACTTACATGCTCAACAAAGCACGTAGAGCATTAGAGATGCCTATCGGACCTTCGTCTCCTTATCTTCCTGGTCCGTTTAGTGGGACAGCTACTACTCCTCCCCGCTCTTTCTTCCAATTTGGACAGGGGCCTCAATTGCCAGGCGCTCCAGTTCAAGCTGCATTACCCCCTGCTGGGACAACCACTAATTATGGTGGCGGCGGCTTTTTTGGTTATGGAGGTGTAACAGGGAAAGGGCAGCCTCCAGAACGAGGAGGGGCAATTGTTCCGTTTGCACCGTCTACAAGACTACCAGAAGGATATTTTGAAAGCGCCAAAAAATACAGCGCTGCGCTTGAAATGGCGCGAGCTACTTCGGCGAAATTCACGGCAAGTCAACTGCCTTTAGTCGGAGGACTAAGGGAAGTTGCCAGCGAATTTGGTTTCGCTATTAAGCAAGTGTTTTTGTTTGGCGCTGCATACAAGGCGCTTGCCTTTGTGCAAAGTTTACCTGGGCAAATTTTAAATGCAGCAAAGAGCCAGCAACAATACAATAATGCTTTGCAGACCGCCACGCAAGACACTGGTACTTTCGCGAAAGAACTTTTGTACGTTGACAATGTACAACGAGCATTTGGCTTAAATCTTGAAACCACACGTACTGGTTTTACCAAGCTTTATGCCTCTATGGCGCCTGCAGGCTTTGATTCTGGCTCCATTGAAAAACTTTTTACTGGTATCAGCGCTGCCACTGCCGCTTTGCAACTGACACCGGACAAGGCCGGGCGCGTCATCTACGCCTTCGGGCAAATGGCAAGCAAAGGCCAGATCATGAGTGAAGAGCTCAAGGGGCAATTGGGTGATGTGCTACCTGGCGCCTTGGCCATCTTTGCAAAAGCTGCTGGTATGTCCATCAAGGAATTCAGCAAGGCGATGGAGGACGGAGAATTCGTTGGAAGCAAATTTAGAGATACGTTTGCGAAAGTGGCTGATGAGCTTATGAGGCGCTTCGGCACTGGAGCACAAGCAGCAGGAAAGTCGCTACAGGGTCTGCTCAACACTGTTCAAGGCGACTTTAAGCGCACTCTTGAAAGCTTTGCACCATTAGCAGATGCAGCAGCGCAGGCGATTCTTGGGCCTCTCGGGGGATCATTGAAGCAGCTTTCAATGTCTGCCCAAATCGCCACTGGTGAAATTGAGCGGACGTTTATGCAGCTCAAGGAAGCACAGAAAGATCTTGGCGATTTACGAACAGGTGGCGCTGACGCCGACCAGTTAAGGGCGGCAGAGCAAAACGTAGCAGCCTTGACTGCACGATACAAGACTCTGCAACAAGCAGCGCAAGATCCTGTGATTGCCAAGCAAGCACAAGATATTCAATTGTTCACTCAGGAACTTGCTAAGGCAGGCACTTTTGTGATGAACACAGCCAAAGCAATTGGCAGTGTTTTATCCCCCATCCTCAATATTCTTGGCACCAATTTAACCACTGTTATTAGCCTCATCACTTCTTTTTATATTGGGTTCCAAGTTGCACGCTTGGCGGCAATGGCACTGATGGGCATCCTCTTAACCTATCGTGCCTTGTCCACTATTCTTGGATTTGGCCCGGCCGCTCTTAGTGCAAATGCTTTGGCCGGAGCTTTTAACGTGCTTGGTGTGGCCGCTACTGGCGCAACAGTTAAAGCCGTAGGACTCACAAGGGCTCTCCAGGTTTTTGCGGCAACGACAATTGTTGGCGCCATCGTAGGTGGCATTATGTTCATTGCGGGAGCTTTTGGCGCAATGCGAGACAGGGCCAAAGAAGCAAGCGATCAATCTAAGAACGCGGCGGAGAACGCGGCGAGAGCAGCATCTATGGGGGATGTCATGGGGGTCACGACTGAACTCAATAATGAGCTGGCCAAGAATCGAGCCGTATCTAAGTCTTTGGCAACTCTTGAAAAAATATATGCGAGAGAAAAGGACAGAATGAAGCTTGGTTACAAGCCGATGATTTCAGTGGAAGACATGGCAGCGCTAAAACAAGGCGCTGACTATTCAAATGAAATAGCCGGGATTCTGTCCAATAATCAAATGAAGGGAAATCAATTTGAGATTCAAGCTTTTAGGGGGCAGGAGCTAGAAAGAGCAAGAAGGCAGGCGGGTCAAATTTCTGCAGAAGTAAGAAAAAGCTCGACTATTCTTAAGGCTCAACAAGATCAAGCATTGGAACAGCAGAGAAAAATTGGCCTTAATGTTCCCACGCCAAACGCAATTACCGAAGCAGAAGCACCAGACGAAAAAGGCTTAAAGAAAGCCCAGCAAGATGCTGAGCAATTAGCCAAGCAGGAACAGCAGCGTCGTATTGAGCTTGCAAATTTCGACAATGATATGGACAAGATTGGTTTTGATTACAAAATGGGCCTAAGTGACGCTCAGTTTGAGCATGAAAAACGATTGATTGATGAGCTTAATAACTATGAATTGTCAGGCCTCAATGATATGCAGGCACGACAGTTAAAGTTTGCGCAAGATCTCAAGAGAGTCAAACTGGACGCGGAAGACGCCATTTCTTT